CTCACACCGTTTCTAATGTTCCCGGCCACCAGGTTTGCATCGCCCTTGATTGTCTGTGTCCCGCTCAGGTATTGCCCAGATGCAATACTCTGGTCGGTTGTCTTCGGGATGTAAGTTGCTGCGTTTTTTTTGGTCACATCACTGCCAATATAAGTGCTCGATATCGCATTCACGGTCACTTTGATCAGTCCGTCATATCCACTGTCCGGGCTTACCGTCTTGGTGCTTTCACTGGGGCTGACAGTTTTGCTCTGCAATTTTACGCCGCTGGAACCACCACTCGCAAAGCCGCCCTGCATGTCAACGGCATTGCTGCCTAAATACACACCCATGCAGCTGTCACCACCTTCTGAGCGTAACGCTTGTCGCGCCAACGCTGGCTGCCGTTATGTCAATGGTTTTTGCGCTGCTGCCGTCCCATGCGCCCTGACTGGTTCCGTTCAGTTTGATGGTCAGGCTGTTATTTAGTTTTTCGGCGCTCGTTGCGGAGCCGCCCGCGTTGCTGGAACCGGCATAGTTTGTGGTTCCGGTGACTTTGGCCCCTGTGGCACTGTGGGCAATTACCCCTTTCGGCAGGTCGGCAGCCCGCACCGTATCGCCGGTCAGGTCGAGGACAACTTCATCATTGATAACAACCTTGTTGACCGCCATGCTCAGCCTCCAATCGTCAACGTCTGGCCGCCAGCCGCATTATCAACGTATGTGGCCGGGATAGCTGCCACCGTAACCTGGGACAGGCAGTTGTATTCGCTGTCCGGCAGCACAACCTGCTGCTCGAAAGACGGCGTAACGCTCTTAGCCTGCGGCTTCATGCCCTCACTGCCGCTCATGCTGCCAACCACGCCAAGAACAGTAACGCCTTCACGGATGTTGGTAGGCACCAGCTTAGCCTGTTCGGTCGCTGCGATGGTCACTCCGCCCGCGCCATCATGGAAGCCCATGGGGATGGTGTACTTACCGGAAACGGTGCTGATTTCACCGTTGACTTCGCCGTTGTTGGGCATCGTGCCGGTCATTTTGGTGCCGCGGGCGTAAAATGTTTTGCCCTTCAGCACTTCTGCCACAGCGGCGGTGGCATCGCTGGTGTCAGCGTCTTTTGTGCTGGTGCCGGTAATGGGCGCGCCGGACTTATCGTGTGC